GATTTTTCAGTTTTAGCAATGATGTCACCAATCGATACATCACCTTGGTAGGCACTAGATAATGAATCAGACAAGTCAGCGATGACTTTCCGAAGAGTTGCCTTCTCTTTTACTAATTTTGCGTAATGCTCCACATTTTTTGAAGTTGGTGTTGAATTTACTAACTCGACAACGTAGTTTATACCACCGATATTTGAGATGTCACCTTGATTGGTAAGAGCAGACACCATAGTCGTAGCATCGATTGGCTCACCTTTTTCAAGCAATGACAACATAGTTTTAAATACAATCTTGTTGGCAGGCTTGTAAAAATCGTCAGGAGTTAATTCGTCTGCAAGTGATATCATCGTTTCCGGTGAGATAAAGACAGCACCCAGAACCGACTGCTCTGCAACTAGATCATGAGGTAGTATTCTAAAATCTTCACTCATACACTCTTCCTCCAGTAGCTTTCTAAGTCAATATTCATGACAGCAGCAAGATTCTTCTGCTCGGTTAAGATTTGTCTACGGTAAGGAGCTAGACCAGCTTGTCGCTCCTCCTCGCTTTGTGGTAAGTAATACCCGTTCGGTTTCGTCTTCTTAGCTACAATAGGGTGTCTAAAATTAACTCGAAGACTTTCAATGACTTCTTCTAACTTACGTTTTGAGAGTCCAGTTTCTAAACGTATTTCACTTGCTTGAATTGGAAAGTCGAACGTAGCGCAATTAAGAATCATATTTAACACACGAATTTCCATTTCGGTCATATTGCGACTTACACTCATATTTTTCTCCTTACTTCAGTCCTATTGGTGGATCTACGTCATATGTAAATTGCTTATCTGAATTTCTCAGATTCATACGAGCAATATTACTAGCGATTAATTGTTTATTTTCCTTTTGAGACTTAGCATGACTATCCAGTTCATTTACTAGCACCCAAAGGCATACAAGTGCGATAGTTATTAAATATAGGTATTCTAGCATTTTGTTTTCTCCTTTTCTTCATAGATTGCTAATCGTTTTTCAAGATCTGAGATACGTTGATTTGCTTGCTGATATTTTTCTTGAAGGTCTATCAATTCCCTGTTCGTATCCAACGGAACCAATCGCCAGTCTGTGTTGACTTCGATTTTTGTTGTGTTGAAAAACCATTTTGTGATTTTATCTAGTAATTTCATCCGACTGACCTCATTTTCTTGCTTGTTTCCATTTCTTTTTTCCATTCTCGACTACCTCTGTATTGCAGGTATGCGTCAAACCCTTTAATTGTGACAAGTTGGCCGTCATTTCTGAGGTGCTTCTGTTGACTAGGCAATTTCTTCATCTCTCGTCTCATGTCTCCTGCTTGTCGCTTTGTGCATCCAAAGATGTGTTCTAATTCTTCATCGTTGGCCGAAACCTTCTCAATGATCACATCCCTAATTCTCACAACTTCAATTGCTTCCATATTCGCTCCTTTCGTGATATAATTAAATTGAAAATTTTAGTAAGTGCCCGACTTCTCGTCAGGTGCTTTTTTGTTTAGGAATTTTACTTTCCATTGCCCTGAGCTCTATCTCATGGCTAACTTGTTTTAATAGCTTCTCACACGCTATTTTAGCTTCTCTGTATGTTGTATTCTCTCTGATAAAGTAATCAGCAAGTTCTATGATTTTATCTTCCATTCAACCTCCTATATATCAGTCTTGAGACCGATGTGATTCCTCCTTGATTTGATATAATAACTTTTGACTAGGACCTCTCACCGTTTTAATCAAAATTTCAATAGAAAGGAGTAATCTTATGTCAAAATTACGACCTAGACCTGAAAAGAATTATCCTAGCTATGGCTGGGATAATTTGGACCACACCATTCAAACGATTCTAAGTGATCCATTATTTAAGGTTTGTCACATAAATCCAGCCCGCTATTCTATTCCTAAAGACGAAATCATTTCAGAATGTATCAATGCTGGCTATATGGTTGAAGAACGTGAAGATGGTATCTTGGACATTTCGTGATTCGCTAGATTAATCACTTGAAATTCAAGTCTACTAATTCTTGTAAGTAAGTCTATCGGTTGTTCGATAGGCTTTTTTACTTTTCCACTATACGGATATCGTTTTGGTTTCATGTTTGCTCCTTTCTTTATGCGGTTAATCCGCAATATCGTGTAAAAAAATAATGTCATCAATAGACACACCAAAAGTAGTAGCGATTTGATAAGCTTGGGTTACAGTAGGTTCTGTTTTTCCTCGCTCCCAATTTCCCCAAGTATCAACAGAGACATCAATAGCCTCGGCTGCATCCGCTTGTCTCCAATTTTTTAGAGTTCTCAATGTTTTTAGAGTCATTTTTTGCATTTTACAGTCCTTTCTATATTTTTTTATAATTGAGTGACTCAACTATGACTCTATTATAATGCGGTTAAACCGCAATGTCAAGTTTTTTTTGCGTTTTTATCGTATTTTTTTATTTTTTTCTTTACTTTTTTGCGTTTTTGCCGTAATATATACTATATAAAGGAGTAATACAAATGAGCAATAATAAAAGTAAAGAAATTTTCTCTGCGAACTTGGAAAAGTTAATGACCAGCAGAGACGTTGATAGAAATAAACTTTGTTCTGATTTAGGATTAAAATACACTACTGTAAGAGATTGGTTAAAGGGTATAACTTATCCTCGGATAGGAAAAATAGAATTACTTGCGGACTATTTCGGTGTTAATAAATCGGACTTGATAGAAGATAAAACTCAAGAAGTAAAAGAAGTAAAAATCCCTACTTCCCCTCTTGTCCAAAAAATTACTGAAAAAGTTGTAAAGTTGTCAACTCCAAGAAAACAAAAAGTTCTGAACTATGCTAATGAACAATTAAAAGAGCAGAATAATAAAGTGATTATGATTGAGGAAAAGCTTTTTGAATACCGTGTTTTTGAAAAACTTTCAGCTGGTACTGGATTCTCATACTTCAACGATGGTAACTATGACACTGTTTTTTACGACAAAGACCTAGACCACGATTTTGCTTCTTGGGTTTTCGGAAATTCCATGGAACCCAAGTACATGAATGGAGAGGTTGTTCTTATCAAAGAAACAGGTTTTGACTACGATGGTGCCATTTATGCAGTTGATTGGGATGGTCAAACTTATATCAAGAAAGTCTATAAAGAAAAAGACGGCCTCAGACTCGTCTCTATCAATAGCAAATATAAAGATAAATTCGCACCATTTGAAGAAGATCCAAGAATCATTGGAAAAATAGTCGGGAACTTCATTCCAATAGAAAATTAAAAGGAGAAACTTATGAAAATAGGAATGAGAACACCAAGTCTAAAAAAGAGCTTGAAAGCTAGAACTACCAGCAAATGGAAAAGACAAGCTAAAAAAGCTATTATTCCTGGATATGGGAATAAAGGTGTGGGATGGATAAAGAATCCCAAGAAAGCCATGTATAACAAGGTTTATCATAAGACAACGTTTGGTCTTTCGGATTTGTTCAAACCGTCTAAAAAGAGAAAGAAAAAAGTAGTCACAAAAAAACAACAATCTATTTTGTCATCTAACGGTAAAAAGCAACACACTCCCAAAGACCATAAAGAAGCTGGCATTGTGCTAATGGTCTTAGGTGCAATTTTCCTATTTTTATTTCCACCTCTCGGATTGTTCTTTCTGGTTACAGGTTTTATAAGTTATATTATCGGTTATTTAACCTTAAAGCGTGAAAATAAAAAAAATCAAAACATGTAAAAAATCCCCACACCGCCTGCAAGCTAAAGTGTGAGGATGTCCTGTATAAGAAACAACCATTCAAAAGGTAGTTTTCTTATACTCATTTTACCAAGAAATGAGGTGAAAATCAAATGTGGATGGAAGAACTTCCGAATAGAAAATATAAATTTTTTGAGCGATATAAAGATCCGTATACAGAGAAATTAAAAAAGGTATCTGTCACGCTGGAGAAGAAAAGTCCACAGGCAAGGAATCAAGCTGCCATCTTGCTTCAGGAGAAAATAAACGAAAAAATAAGCACAAAACAAGTAGAAAGCATTACATTTGAAGAGATTTATAAATTATTCTATAAATCCTGGTCACAAACAGTCAAAGCATCTACTAAGCACAATTATACTTTTATTGATGCAACTATGAAAAAGGAAATACCATCTAACACTTTACTCGCTAATATTGATAGACGGTATATCCAAAGTAAGATTGAAAATATAATTGACAGTAAAGGATATCATACAGCTTACAGAGTCCGCAGTAGGCTCAAAAGCATCTTCGATTATGCGGTTCAGTACTCTTATATCCAAAACAACGAGGTTAATTACACGGTTATTCCTAAAAAGCCAGAAACTTTAGAAGATATTGAAAAAAAGCGCAACAAGTTTTTGACTATGGATGAAATCAAAGCATTAATAGATGCACTGAATGATCGACCATATCAACAAAAATATGCCGATATGGTAACGGTTCTTGCCCTTACTGGTATGAGGTATGGAGAGTTGACGGCATTACAACTTAAAAATATAGACTTTGAAAATAATAAGATTGAAATTACAGGTAATTTTGACTCAATCAACAAAATAAAAACATTACCAAAAACTGCAAGATCCATTAGAACAATACTGGTATCAGATGCAGTTATAAAGGCTATACAACGTCAAGTAGCTCGACTCACTGAACGTTATCAACCGCTAAAAGATGATGATTATATCTTTTGCTTAGAGGTCTGGAATAGCCCGATAACGTTGGCATCTTTTATCCAAATTATAAAAAAATACGGTGCAAAAGCTGGAATAGAAAAAAATCTTTCAAGCCATATTTTTAGACATTCTCATATTTCCTATTTAGCAGAAGCCGGACTTCCTATCAAATCAATCATGGATCGTGTAGGACATGCCAATGCAAAAATGACACTCGAGATTTATTCTCATACGACAAAAGACATGGAATATAAACTTGTAAAAACTTTAGATAATGTTTTTTAATTCTGCCCCTTATCTGCCCCTTTTCTACACAAAGACATAACAAAACCCCTTGAAAGCATTGATATTTCAAGGGGTTGTATTTGTTTATTAGAATCCATCTACTTTTAAAAATGCTATTACATATATTTACATCAAATTCCTATATATTATAAAATCGCTACATTTTCAGCTTTAAAATAATTGTTTTTACATCGTTTTACATAAGTTTACGACATTTTTGCCCCTTTTTTGCCCCCTTATTTTTTAAAAAAAAATCATCAAATAAGTTTAAAAAGAAGCCACTCAAAGTCAAAACAAATAAGCTAGTAGTCAAAATAAACTTATTTATAATCAGCTTTGAATGGCACATCGAATTTGGATAGTGAGAAATCACTATCCACCCCTTTTGGGGTGGACTTAAATTATAACAGGAAAAACAATGAAAGTAAATCTTTAAATTAGAAAAACTACTTTCGTAGCAACAGAAAAAACCGCAAGCTACTGCCTGCGGTTTCTGTGTGTATAATTAATTTGTTCTTTCTATTTGATTTTTTTATTTTAGCTATTTATCTGTGATAGTAATTAAACCATCAGGTTCAACCGTGAACGCTGGTTTTTCATCCAAGCGACCGTCAGGAAGAAGTAGGTACCAGCCATCATTGTACTTAATGAAAGTATCTGATTTCATGTCACCATTGACTGAATCACAGTAGTACCAGTTATCGTAGTATTTAATCCAGCCAATTTGCATAGAACCATCACGATTGAAGTAATACCATTTATCTGCAATTTTCTTCCATGCTGTAGCCATATACCCGTCCTTGTCGAACCAGTACCAGAACCCGTCGTTATGTTTCAACCAACGGTCAGCGTACATGTAACCATCTGCATCAAAGTAGAACCACGACTTATTCTCTTCGATATATTCGAATCGATCTTTAGGAAGTGTCCCGTTTGGTCGCACAAACCAATAGCCCTTGTCGTTCTTCTGCCAACCTCTCTTGATTTCTTCAGGATTTGAATTAGAATTAGTCAAGCGATAAGCGTAGAAGTATGGTGATCCTGCAGAATACCAAATATCGTCATGGTCGTTAACAGTAATACCATTACGTGCATAGTTACAGTGGATGATATTATCACTGTCTACAAACATACCTGTATGGCCACCTGCACCACTAGAGTACCCACGACGACCCCAAATAAAGATATCCCCACGCTTAGCATCCCAAGGTTGGTTCTCAGAGATGAGCTCATAACCATTTTTAATCAACCAGTCATGTTCATACTCAGTATTCACAGCCCAACCTGCTGACACTGCTCCAGCTTCTCGCAATGCATAATATACAGATGATGAACAATCATATGAATAAGGTCCATCACGATGATCCATGCTATAAGTCACATTGCCCTGCTTAGCTCGCATCCAAGCGATAGCTGTCTCAATATTTACTACCATTTTTACTGTCCTTTCCAAGCGTCATTCATCTGCTTGACTGCAGATTCAATAAACGTTTCTAAGTCCATATCGGTCATGTTAATGTTGTACTTACTTAACTCAGCACGGATTTTAGTTCGTGCTTGTTCTAACTTTTCCTCGCCTTTAAAGCCAGTTTCGAATGCGACCTGCTCCACGGCATTGACCGCATTTTTGGCCAAGATTTCGATAATCTTGACCGTCTGTTCGCCACCTTTTTTGATAAAGTAATCTTTTACTGCTTTGATGATGCTGCCTGTCGCTACTGCTAAAAATCCTGTAACAAAAGCAATGATAATTTCGTTAAATTGTGACATGTGTTATTCTCCTTTGTTCTTATCTTCACCTTTCTCAAGCAAGCGCTGAAACGCTTTTAAAATGGGCTGAAAAAGAGTGATATTTCCTTTTAATTTGCGGTAATTTTCAACGAGCGATTGAAAAGTAAATGCGATATACCCGAGATAGATCGAGTACAAGAATGCGAATCCTGTCTTCTCAGGTAAGAGTACGGACATTGGGATAAGGATCATTAGCAAGAGAACCCCTAAAATCTTACGAAGGAGCCCGTTGATGCCGATTTTGCTCTTATACTCGATATCGGGATTGGCGATAGCAGCAATCGTTCCTGTTAAAAAATCAATGATTTCCATTGAGACAATTAAAGCTAGAGCGTACAAGACTAGTCCGTCTTCGGTCTGGACAACGCTACGTAAAAAATTGAAAAATTCGATTTGCATATATCTCCTTTCTAGCGTGGTACTGCTTCAGTTTCAAGCTCGTTGCTTTCCTTTGGTGCTTTAGGTGGTTCCCAATTCCAAATTCCAATTTTTCCGTTTTTGTACAATTCTTCCAACTGTTCTACCGTCTGCCCTTGATAAGTGAATGGCTCTGTGACTTGAATCATAACCCTTTTTCCTTCTTGGAATTTTTCAATATGTTCAGGGTTTTCAATCGTAAAAATGTCTTGAGGTTGGTAAACTTTACCAACTTGGCCAAGGTCTACCAGTTCAAGACCTTTTTTGTAAATTGTCGGATCAAGCGGGTTATCCGTATCAGTAACACGAGCTAATACCGCCCAGTTTGCAATAGCTTTTACTTCTGCAATTTGCGCTTCTTTTTCTGCTAGTTTGGTTTCATATTCTTGAGCCTGTGTGTGCAAATCTTCTTGTAATTTCTTCACACCTTCAGCAGGATTTAGTTCAGTAGCTACCTGACCAAGAACTGCTTCGATAAGAACCTCGTCTGACTCGTTCACACGGTTTCCAACCAGTACACGGTCAAAAGCCGTATATGGATTTTCTTGTCGGATAGCAACGAAAGTACGGTTGTTGTCTTGTAAGTATTTATTTACTACTTTAAATGTCATATATTACCCTTCTTCCTTTGGTTTGTCTAATTCTTCTGCCACTTTGTCAAATAGAGCCTTTAATTCTTCATTTGACTGTAAGACCTTGTTGATTTTTTCAAGTTGGCTATTAGCTTCTTGAAGTTGTGCTTGTGCCTCATCGCGTTCAGTAGTGCTAAATGCTTCTGTAATTGTCTTATTAGCAAGTTGAATTGCTAAATTGTTAATAACTTTATCTTGTGTGTTCATGTTCTACCTTTCTAAATTCTAATAGTATAACGTCCAGGAGCGCCGAGTTTATTATGTTTAAAATGTTTTTCAATACCTATGAAGTTCTTGTCAATTAAATCTAGGATTGTCGCTAAAGATGTTCCACGGAAATAAATATTATTCAAATTTGAAATTGTACGGTTTTCGGTGTTCACGGTAATTCCACCACCTAGCGAATTTGGCATAAAGTCCATCGATTTTCCATAAAATGTAATAGCTGTCTGAATATTTTCGCCTTGCCTACCGTTCCAGATTTGAATACCTGCCGAAGTATGTTCAATCCCTGTAACTCCGTTACGGTTACTCATAAGTTGAGTATATGCACCGTCAACCCCATTAAGTGAGCCTTGACCAAAAATAAGGAATTGCATAGGTTTTCCAGGGAATCTATTTCGTATTCCGACGGCTTCCTTGTTCATATCAATCCAACCAGTCTGTAAATCAAAATCAGTCACGCTGTTTAGTGATGAAATTTTTCCACCTCTGATATTATTGCCTGTAAAATCAATGGATTGAATCTGAGTAATGGTCGCTTGTTTCGCAAACAGTTCATTGATGAATGCCTGTTGTGATACTAACCGCTGAATGAATGCAGTATCAAATTTTACTTTTTCAGCCGTGACTGCTTCAGCTCCTAAGATAGTAGTAGTGACCGAGCCAGCTTCAAAGTTGGCTGTTTTTAGCTTATCAATCATAGCTGATTTAATAACTGCATTATCAATCAAGGTGTCACCTGTAATATGAGTAGCTCTACCAATAATACGGTTATTACCATTAGCAGCGAAATTGATACCGTTGATTATGTCGCCTGCGCTATTTAAGTTTTGGATTGCGTATGAACCAGCAAGCTGTGTGACTTGTGTTCGTGTTGCTTCTAAACCTTGAGCAATCTGTATCGCTCTTGTCTGTGCATCCGTAGCAAGTCCTTTAGCTTCGTCTGTGGTCTTGTAAGCATCATCGAATTGACTTGGTTTGTATGGCCCAGTTCTACTACCTCTAACTAAAATAGGTTCCTTGAACTCAATCCAGCCATTCTTGGCCATGTAAATATAGAACGGATAGTGCCCTTTTGGGTCTTCACCAAAAGCAAAATCCTCTCGAACCGTGAAAGTGCGTTGAAAATCTTGCCATTCATCGCTTGCGGGAGTCTGTGCATTTGCCATATCAGCCGATAATAACATTTTATTATCAACGTGATTTTTTACTGTGAAAACAAAGTTAGTATCAACTTTTTCACGAATACGATATTTAAATCCGAGTGTATAAGTTTCGCCACGATAAATTTTCTTCACATAAATTGGGAGTGTAAACCCACTAAAATTATAGCTTGTTAACCCTTCCGCCTTGATTGTGAAAACACCCTCGTTTACTGAAATATTAACGCCATTCCTGTTTGGATTAACAAGCGAATGCTTATCCATTGTCATAGAATTAACAATCAAGTTGTTATCATCTG